GCGAATGGAGAGACTCAAGAAGCGGTAAATGTGAATATGCCACCGAGTTTGAATATTCAAATTGAAAGTAAGGAATAAGCATTCAATTTTTCATTCAGTTTTTACATTCAGTTTATAAGCCTTGATTTTTCATTCAGTTTTTGCTGACCAGCTCAAAAATTCATTCAGTTTTTAGCTAATTCCACGGGTATAAAGACATTCAGCCTTTGGAACACAAGCCTTAAAAGCGATTCTGAAGGGAGCAAATCGCTAAAAATTCATTCAGTTTTATTGATTTCTTAGTTTCCCTGGAGTTTGCCAGGTTCCAGGTCTCCCAGGTTTTTAGGCAAAAAAAATGGGAGAGATTAACCAGATCTCTACCCATTGGACACCACTTAACAAATTACCATGTTTTACCATGACGAGGGCTTGCCCACCCTCTCCTATATTATAGCAGTTATTTTTCTAATTGTGCAACTTTTTTTTCAAGATTTGTTATTCTTGTATCAAGTTTTTGAATTAGATCAGATACGTTTTCAAATAAAGTAGCGGTTCCATTGTGAGTAAATTCTACTCCTTGAGCCAATGCTTCTAAGTTTTCATACAAGACTTTAACTGATTGGGCTTGTGGGACGAATACTTCATCAATTAGTTTAAGAAGTCTCTCATTAGTGACTTTTTCATTTGCGTCCAGGGTTTCCAGGACTTTTTTGAAGTCACGGTTGTTGTTGTTTGTCATAGCGTTTTAAAATAAAAGGGGAAGTTACTCCCCTAGTTCTCTGATTTTCTCGTCCAGCTCCTCGATATTTAGAGCTGGATCGAACAAGCTGACACCGTCACCGTTAACGGATCGAACGCCGGCTCGATATTCTTGGAAGTTTTTGCAAGTTCTTGCGAATTGGTAGCTCTCGTAGTCGTTATCCAACCAGAGAGCCACGTTCCAGGTTTCGTAGTTTGTCCAACCGTTGTAGGTCATAGCCTTAAATACTCGTAGTCGACATTGTCGTAACGTTTGTATTCTTGTGGAGCGTCTCCCCATGATGCAAGAAGCATCATGAGAAGAATGATAAAGCCTAAGTAGTATTTCATTGTGCGAGATCCTCGAAGGCTTCTTTTGCTCGTTTTTCCGCAATTTTTTCTGCGATTTCTTGGGTCATCTGTGGATGACTTTTGGAAAGTCTTGCTAGTTCGTCTTCGTAAAGATTTTCTAGCAAAGCTGTGTTTCCTTCGTGTGACATAGCGATTAGTGCTGATAAAGTTCAAATAATAAAAGCTCGTAAGCTTTGGAATCTAGGTTAGAGATTAGAGGCTCTAGTTTTAATAAAGCCTCTTTGATCTCTTCAAACCTCGTTAAGTGTTGAGAGTTAGAAATGTGCATATTCCTGATCTTCAAGTTGAGCGTCAAGAAGTTGTGCTTCTTGTTTCTCTTCTACGAGTTCATGAAGTGCATCTTCAAACTCTTCTGCGAGTATGGGGTCGTTTAGGTCGACCCCTTGCTCGTTGGCTTCTTTCCTTACGTACTCAAGCCAGACCTCTTCTAGTTCGTCAAGCATCTTGCTTCTCTAGCTTCTTAACAATTAGATCACCTAGTTTTTTAAGTGTCTCATCTGAAGCCGTCCACTTTAGGTAATACTCGATAGATTGAACTAATAGAGGTTCAAAACATTTTGAATCAACTTGTGTCTCGATCTTGTCACCGTCTGCAAGTGTGATAGTAATCCCATAATTTGAGAGGTTGACAGATTGTACACCTTTAAAGGTGTACTCGACTTGTGGTCTAGCCATAGCGAAAAAGTGGTAAATTTTCTAGGTTCTGAAGGAGGTTTTTCTTTCCTCCTTACTCTTATATTATAGCAGATCTCTTCTATTATACAAGCAAGTAGGTTACTAGCTAGTGTGTCAAATGTTACTAATTTACTGTATCATATGTTACTAGGGGGAGTGTTGTAAAATATTTTTTATTTTTGCCAGGGGCATAGAACCTACTGATACAACACAGAATAAGTTGCTGTTATAGTAAAAGGGGATATTATTTTTGTATGGCAGTAGCAGAACCGTTAAGTTTAAGGTGGGCACAGGGGGAGGTGTTCAGTAATAAGAGTAGGTTTAGGGTATTGGTAGCTGGAAGAAGGTTTGGTAAAAGCTATTTAAGCTGTGTTGAGTTATTAAAAGGAGCTATAGCGAAACCTGGAGAAACATATTTTTACTGTGCGCCTACATATCGAATGGCAAAAGACATTGCATGGAAAACCTTAAAGAAGTTAGTACCAAAGCAATGGATCAAATCTAAGAATGAGACAGATTTAAAGATCGAATTAGTAAATGAATCAACTATTGAGTTAAAGGGGACTGAGAACGCGATGGCATTAAGAGGGAGAAGCCTTTCGGGAGTAGTTTTAGATGAAGCAGCATTTATGGATAAGGAAGTATGGTCAGAGGTCATAAGACCTGCATTAGCTGATAAACAAGGATGGGCATTATTTATTTCAACACCTGATGGAACGGCAAGTTGGTTTTACGATTTATGGTGTTATGTTCCTGAAGACGAGAGTGGAGATTGGACAAGATGGAGTTTTACAACTATTGAGGGAGGTAATGTTCCGAAAGATGAAGTAGAAGCAGCGCGTGGTCAGTTAGATGAGCGTACCTTTAGGCAGGAGTTTGAAGCGAGCTTTGAAAATTTAACAGGTTTAGTGGCAATAAGTTTTGATGACGAAAACATTTCAAGTGAAGCACAGGATTTACATATGTTGCCTTTGTATATGGGGGTAGACTTTAACGTTGATCCTCTTTGTGGCATATGCGCGGTAAAAAATAATAATAATTTGTATGTTTTTGACGAAATTATTCTTCGAGGAGGTGCGACCACTTGGGATTTTGCAGAAGAAGTTGTAAATAGGTATGGAGTGGATCGAAGAATTATAACTTGTCCTGACCCTACGGGTGGTGCTCGCAAAACAAGTGGTGTTGGGCTAACAGATCACACGATTTTACGAAGAAGTGGTTTTACTGTGTCTAGTCCGAAAGCTCCTTGGAAAATTCGAGATAAAATTACTGCTGTAAATACAGCATTATTTGATGCAGCTGGTGATCGAAGGACAATTATTCATCCTCGATGTAAAGAACTAATAAAATCACTTCGTACTTTAACTTACGCGCCAAATACAGGGATGCCAAATAAAAATTTAGGAGTAGATCATGCGTTTGATGCTTTTGGTTATTTATGTTTGCAACAATTTAACTTGGCAAAACCAGAGACACTAGGTCAAACTTCGTTTAGAATATACTAAATTACTCTTTTTGCTTATGGCTTACGGAATGTCAACAACAAAAAAGAAAAAGAAGAAGAAAAAGACAGGTAAAAAACGCTGCTCTTGTGGTATGTAATCATGGGTAAATTATGTGCTAGAGGCATAGCTGCTGCTAAGAAAAGGTATAAAAAATATCCATCTGCTTATGCCAATGGTTATGCTGTGCAGGTTTGTAAGGGAACAATGCCTGATGCTTCGGGTAAAAAGAAGACTGCTTCGGGTTACACTAAAGGCAAAAGAAAGACTACGAGGAAGAAACGTGGCAAAAAGTAAAGGTGGTTTAGCACGTTGGTTTAAAGAGGAGTGGGTTGATATAAAAACAGGCAAGCCTTGTGGCCGTAAGAAAGGTGAAGACAGATCATATCCAGCTTGTAGGCCTAAAAAACGTGTATCAAGTAAGACACCTAAGACTGCTTCAGAAATGTCAAATAGTGAAAAAGCAAGGTTTAAACGTGAAAAAACAAGTAGTAAGAAGATAACATATCAACATAGACGTAA